GAAGAAGATGGGTAACCTTCTGGGGACTCAGACTTATGTCATGCAAGAGATACAGAAAGGTTTGGATGAAGATGTTCACTTCTTTGTCATCCTCAAAGGTAGGCAACTGGGTATCACAACTATTTCCTTGGCACTTGACCTTTATTGGCAGTTCACACACCCTGGCTGGCAAGGAACACTCGTTGCGGATACTGAAGAAAACAGAGACATGTTCCGCTCTACTCTCGCTATGTATATTGAGGGTCTGCCCAAGGAATACAAAATTCCGCTGGTTGCCCACAACAGAAACCAGATGGTTCTTAAAAACAGAAGCAGACTGTTCTATCAAATTGCGGGGAATAAGTCTCGTCTGGGGCAGGGTAAAGCTATCACTTACCTACACGGTACAGAAACCGCTTCTTGGGGTAACGAAGAAGGTTTAGCCTCGTTGATAGCTTCTCTTGCTGAAAAGAATGCAGAGAGGCTGTACATGTTTGAGAGTACCGCCCAAGGCTTCAACATGTTCCACGACATGTACAAGACTGCCAAACGAGCAAAGACACAACGTGCCATCTTCTGCGGTTGGTGGAGGAATGAGTACTACACCGTCCCCGCTGACTCCAACATCTACAAGGTGTACTGGGATGGCAAGCTGACAGGCGAAGAGAAGGAATGGCACAAAGACATTAAGAAGCTCTACGGCTTTGAGATTAACAGCAGACAAATGGCTTGGTGGCGTTGGAAGATGGCCGAAGGCATCAAAGATGATGCTCTTATGTACCAAGAGTTTCCACCCACTGAGGACTATGCCTTTGTGATGACGGGTACATCCTTCTTCTCGCACACACGTTGCACAGAAGCCGCTAAGAAGAGCAAGACCACAGAGTGTGACTACTACAGGTATTCGTTTGGTCAACTCTTCCAAGACACTGAAGTTCTCAAGTCCACAGAAAGACTAGGTACTCTCAAGATATGGGAAGAACCTATAGACAGTGCTTACTACGTGATAGGTGCTGACCCCGCCTATGGCAGCAGTGACTGGGCAGACAGATTCTGTATTCAGGTCTACCGCTGTTATGCAGATGGTCTAGACCAAGTAGCAGAGTTTGCAACCTCTGAACTCAACACCTACCAGTTTGCGTGGGTGATAGCGCACCTTGCAGGTGCATACAAGAACTCTACCCTGAACTTGGAAGTCAATGGCCCAGGTCAAGCTGTCATCAATGAACTCAGGAACTTGAAACGCTTGGCAACCTCTATGGGCGGGGCTACAGGGCGTGACTTGATGGATGTGTTGGGTAGCATGACAAACTACATCTGGAGGCGTAATGACACCCTTGGTGGCCTCTCCAACAGTATTGGATACCTCACCACTGCCAACAGCAAAGAACGCATGTTGCAGTACATGAAAGACTATTTTGAGCGGGGCATGATGGGCATTCTTAGCATGGATACCCTAGAAGAGATGAAAGGTATCGTGCGAGAAGGAGGCTTCTTAGGCGCACCTGGTCGTGGTAAAGATGACCGTGTGATTGCCTCTGCCCTTGCCGCCGTTGCCTACGCAGAACAGATTCAACCTAGATTGATAGCCCACAAGTTGTCTCGCAATGTGAGCGCAGCACAAGAGTCTTACAGCCCTGAGCAAATCGCTGTAGGCAGAAATGTCAGCGACTACTTAAAAAGAATAGGAATGTACGGTGCATGACCAATTAACAATTGTCTCCGTCTACGGTCACAATAACGGAGCATCTGCCATACCCTCCATCTCCCGCTCTATGCGTGAGTTGCCAGGCAGTCAAGGCTTACTCATCTCTATAGAAGAACCCCCAAACTTGCCAAGCAATGTAGTCTGGAAGCGTTGCCACAACATAGACTACTTAGGGTATTCCCTGTTTATGATGCACAGCCTGTATTCCTACATAGAAACAGACTACTGCCTGATTGTGCAAGACGATGGGTGGGTGCTTAACGGCAAGAACTTCAAACCTGAATACTATGACTACGATTACATAGGCGCACCCTCACACTGCGCTTTTGGTAACGGTACTCTGTACCTAAACTTTAACTGGACACAGGCAGCAGAGCCTATAAGCGTTGTACAGAATGGCGGGTTTTCCCTAAGAAGCAAGCGTTTCCTAGAAGCCTGTAACAAGCACGGCATCGTGCACTTGAACAGCAATGAGATACACGGGTGGAACGAAGATGCACAGTTGTCTGTCATCCTAAAGCCTGTGCTAGAGAGCTACGGCTACAAGTATTGCCCTATCGACATTGCCAAACACTTCAGCATGGAGTATGTAGGGTACGGTTTTCACGAAGATGGGTTTGATTTCTCAAGTTTGCTAGGCCACCATGCCCAAACAAGGAAACTTGCAACAGATAACCACATCGTTGTTCCCGCTGACCCTACCAAATCGTATGGGGAAGTTAAGTTTATGTTGTGGTTACAGACCCAAGGTTACACAGTGGAGTACAGATATGCCCCCGTTAAGCAAGCGTGAACTCACAAAACACATGCAACGCTTCTATGCAGACAAGGATAGAGGCATCTCTATAGCCCTTTTTGCCGAACTTGCAGGGATAAGTCATGGTCATTTCCATGATGTATTCATCTACAACGAAGAGCCACTGACAGAAAACGTGCAAAAACGGGTCAGTAAAGCCTACCAACAGTGGAAAGCGGGTAACGTGAAGATTATGAAACGCATAGATAACACCCGCTATGTGGACTACAGAAAAGAATCTCAACCCGTTTTTAAGCCAAAAATGGGTCTGCAAGTGACCTCAGATGGCATAAAAATCAAAGTTGGGATGGCAAACAGGCACGATTACAGCGAAATTTCACTTGACGAAGCACTTAGGGGGTAAAAATGGGTATTTTGAGAGACTATTACTGCACAAACCACGGTATTTTTGAAGCATGGGAGCCTACATGCCCTATGAAACACTGCAAAGGTGAGCTATCTGTCGTTCACTTGAAGCCTGTAGGCACAAGGTCGGCAAAAACCTCTGCAACCGACAATAATTTGAAGCAACTTGCCATTGAGTACGACATGACGGACATTAAGTCCACAAAAGAGGGCGAACACCAGACTGGCTACATGAAACGCAAGAATAAGCTCACTGACAAGCAGTTTGCCGAGGCTACAGACGCAATTCAAGCAAATAATCAAAGACAAACCCGCCCTGGTGACTCCGTTATCTGGGGTGGAGGCGGCAATATCAACATGAAATCTGTCATGGGTGGACAATTTAAGTCTGTTGCTGGAGAATCCGTGGGAATTAACCCCAAAGCAGCGGGTGACTTGCAAGGCCCCCGTGCGAGTGTGGTAATGAATGACCACGAAAACTTACAGGTGAGAAAATGAGAATCCCTAAAGAACCCGTAGCCAGAGAACAGTTTTATTTAGACCTCATTGAAAAGTGCCTTGTCAGTCGTGAGCAACGCAAGGTTGACTACTCTTCTTTGCGTTCTTACTACCTGTTTGGCAATGCGCCTGATGACGTTCCCGCCATCTACAACAAAATCTACCCGCACATTGACCAACTGACCTCGTTCCTGTACTCAGCAGAAACCACCAAGTTCTCTATCCACACAGGTGCGTCTGTTGCAGATGAGGAACAAATCAAAGTTCCTACATTGAGCAAAGCACTCAACGATGAGTGGCTTAACAGCAATGCCGACCAAGTGTTTTCAACCGCAGTTACTTGGTCACTTTGCTATAACTCCACCTTTGTCAAACTGGTCATCAACAACGGCATCCACCCCTACATGGTAGAACCCGCCTGTATAGGCGTGTTGCGTGAAGACAGTGCCTACACTGACAGACAAGAAGCCTTAGTCCACTCCTACTACATCACCAAGTCGGAGTTATTTGACAGGCTCTACAGTCACCCCCAAAGAGACAGCATTGTCAAGCGAGTCATGTCTACTGAGCATGAGCGCACAGAGATTGCCAACGGCATCCAACGCATCATCCTCTCTCAAACCAACCCGTCCATGTACGGTAACGTCAACTTAGACCTGTCTGGCAACCCAACCTATAAAGCCCAAGTCTCTGAAGGCACAATTGAAATGATTGAGCTTTGGGTGTGGAATGATGAGACTAAAGACTATCAGGTGGTTACAAAGGCTGACCCCAACGTCATCATCTATGACCGTACAGGCGAGTCCATGTTCTTGAAAGGCGAGTTGCCTTTTATTCAAATCTGCCCCAACCCGCTGTATGACTACTATTGGGGAGGCTCAGAAGTTCAACGCTTGGTCTATCTCCAGCAGTTACGCAACAAGCGCATGACTGAGATTCTTGACTTGCTCTCTAAACAAGTCAGCCCACCTACCGCCCTGATTGGCTTTACAGGCATTTTGGATGAGAAGAACTTTGCTCTCAACCGTGCGGGTGGTTTGTTGGCAACCGATATGCCAAACGCCAAAGTAGAGAAGTTAGCACCCACTATCCCACCTGATTTATTCCGAGAAATTGGTGAAGTTGACCTGATGTTTGAAGAGGCATCTGGCATCGTTTCTGTCTTGCAAGGCCGTGGTGAAGCGGGTGTGCGCTCTTCAGGACATGCCTCACAACTTGCCCGTCTAGGTTCAAGCAGAGCCAAGAAACGTGCGCTTGTCATTGAGGACAGCTTAGAGAAGATGGCAACCTTGTATCTCAAGTGTATGCAGGTCTACGACAACACCCACTACACAGACGCACAAGGACGCAAGTTCATTGCCGAACAGTTCACAAAAGACTTTGTGGTGAAAGTAGACGCTCACTCTAATTCACCCATCTTCATGGAAGACAGCCGCAAGATGGCGTTTGAGTTGTTCCAAGCTGGCGTGATTGACAAAGAGTCCTTGCTTGACATGATTGAACCTCCAATGAAACAATTGTTGCTAGAAAGACTCAGAAAAGCAGAGGAAAAGCAAGCTGCTCAACAAGCTATGGAGCAACAAGCGCAGCAAATGCAACCTCCAAAGGCAGAAGGTAAACCAGACTTAAAAAAGGTGGGATGATGGCTCCAAACAATACTGGCATGACACAACCTACGGCAGACCAACCAAGGGTTGACACCGCTTCTTTGAAAAGAAACGAAGCGAGTCCTAACTTGACTTTGCGTCAAACTGGGTATAAAACCTCATACGGAAGGAGTCAAAGGGATTCCAACCGCAAACAATATGGGAGTTCAAGATGAATATGAAACCAAAAAGCGGTCGTAAGTGCCGTCGTTAATCAGGATTCCGTGAGGAATGGGTATGGCTGCCTCCCCTTTGTAGGTGGCCTTGTAAAAAGGAAATGTCATGATGTACGGAAAAGCAAAAATGGCTCCCAAAATGGCTCGTATGGGACGCAAAGCCCGTAAAGGTCGCAAGTAATGTCTACAGAGGGCTGACAAAAAATGCCCTCTACCTATTGACAAGATGTTTGTAAGTGGTTACAAACACGGCAAGGAGTGATTATGAGTGTTCCACCAGATAAGTTGATGGAGTTAATGCGAGGTAGCCAAGCGGCTGCGGGCACACCCACCCCTAATGAAAAAGAAGAACCAGAAGAAGCAGAAGGTATGGAGGAGCAAGAAGCCCCTCCGATGGCTTCTCCAATGTCTACTCCAGAACCCAAGATGGGAAACAAAGAAGCCGCACTTATTAACATAAGTATGGCTATTGACTTGCTTGAGCAATCTCTTCCCGCTTTTGGCTCAGTTTCTGAGGAGGGGAAGAAAACCCTCAACGCTATTCGTGCACTCAGTGGGTTGATTGGTCAGAAAAAAGGCAAAACTGACGAATTACAGCAATCTGAGATTCTTCAGTTAATGCAAACCTTGCCACAGGCGGGTGGTGCTACCCCTGAAGGCAGAGCAATGGCTCAAGCACCTATCCCTGGTATGCCTCCCGCTGGCGGTATGCCTCCCCCCCCACCCATGTAAGGAGAAAATTTTGGAACTATTCAAACCCCGTGCGGCAGCAGCACCTCGTAAACCAACAGACAACAACCAACAAAATGGCGTTGTCACCAACACTCCACGTTTCTCTCAGTTCGGTGGCTTGAGTGGCCCCAACAAAGTGAACAAGTCCAGCATGGCTGTCCAAAAGCCAGGTGACGGTAAGCGTGTCATTTAATCGTATAAAGAGGGTAACTTTATGTCACTAGAAAATCTTTCCTTAGAAGCCCGTGATGAGTTGGCTGCACTTGCTCAAACTCTTGCGGAAAACCCTGATACTCGCAAAGACTTCTTGCGTATGACCAAGAAGGTCAAACCAGACCTTCCTATTCCTGAACTTGACATTGAAGATTACACACACAGAGCGGTCAGCCGTTCCGAAGACCGTGTGCAAGCCTTGGAAGCCAAGTTGCGTGAGAAAGAAGCGATTGAAGAACTTAACAATCGCAGACAGAGCTTGATGAAAAAGGGTTTGATTTCTAACGAATCAGAAGTTGGTGACGTAGAAAAAATCATGTTGGAGCGTGGTATCACAAATCACGAAACAGCAGCCGAATACCATCAGTGGATGAAGCAAGCCGCAGTGCCGACTTCATCTGGATACAACCCAAGTGCTGTCAAGCAATTTGACTTGAACAAGTATTGGAAGAATCCAGCAGCCGCTGCTCGTAATGAGGCAATGAATGCGCTCAATGACTTGCGTAAACCGCATCGTCCTATTGGGTTGTAAGAGGGTAGTTTTTTTTCATAGGAGGCCTTATGGCTATTGGCGGCGGCATCCTACCAGCAACAGGGTCAGCACAGTTCAACGAACTGACTTACGTTACTCGTAGAGCCTTCATCCCCAAGCTGGTTGTCCAGCTTTATAACTCGACACCCCTCATGGCGGCTCTGATTGCCAACAGTCAGTCAGCCTCTGGTGGTGTGTCTTCCGTAACCGTTCCTGTCCAAGGCGCACAGTTTGTGAACGCTCAATGGTCTGACTACAGTGGCTCTTTTGCCCAACCGTCAGTCCAACAAGGTGCTTACAACGCTGAATTCGACCTGAAACTGATGATTTCTCCTGTACCGTTCCTCGGTATGGAAGGCGCAGTTCAGCAAGATGCTGCCATTATTCCGTTGATTGAAGCTCGTATGAACGATGCAACCAACGTGATGATGGATGCAATGGCAACCGCTTTGTACACCAACACTTCCAACACACAACAGTTCATTGGTTTACCCGCTGCTGTTGCTAACTCAGGCACTTACGGCAATATTGACCGTGGTACTTACACTTGGTGGAAGTCCTCGCAGTATGCCGCTGGCTCTGTGAACCCAACCCGTCAAAACATTCTGCAATACATTTCTGGCACAGTGAAAGCTGGTGCTGAAATGCCTAGCTTTGGTGTTTGCGGTTTTGGCACTTGGACACTGTTGGCTCAAGACTTTGTTGGTCAAGAGCAATACGTTATCACCCCAGGCGCAGGTTTTGATGGCGAAACCAATGGCCCTCAAGCTGCCTTCCGTGCCTTGATGGTTGCTGGCGTACCTATCTATCCAGACCCTTACTGCCCTGAAGGTACTGTGTACTTCCTGAACACCAACTACTTGTCTCTGTACATCCATGAGCAAGGTTCGTTTGTGTTTACAGGCTTTGAGTCCACACTCCCGAACTGGCAAATTGGTTATGTTGGCGCAGTTTTGATGATTGCCGAATTGGTGAACGTCAAACCTAAGTCAATGACCAAGGTGACGGGTTACAACTACCTTTCACTGTAAGGAGAAAAAGTCATGGCTTTAGCAATGAACAAAATCATTCTGGCGAATGCAACGACCAACACTGCTGGTGCGTACTTTGCCAATGTCACACTAACTGCCGCTAACGCAGGTACAGTGATTCCCGCAGGTACTTACATGGTGTTTCCCGCTGCCAACGTAATTGTGACTGCAAACAATGGCTCATCCATCACAACCTTGCTTGCCAATAACACTGGCGGCATGATTTTGTCTGATGGCGTGAACGTGTTTGCACAGTCAACTATTGCTGGCGCAGGTTCTGCAACCGCTTTGACCATCAATGGTGGCATCTCAGCCAACAGCACCTACACAAGTTAAGGAGACAGTATGAACGCAAACCATGTAGGCGCACTGTACCCAGACGGTTTTGGCAATTTTGCTGTTGGCTCTACCAATCCTCCCGTTGCGATGGGAACCACTGGTAATGCCATAGCAACAATTGCTACTGTCGGTACTGGCTACATTGTTCGCCGTATTACTGCTTTTAATGCCAACGGAAGTGTTGCGCTTGCCAACGTCACTATCTTTACAAGTAATGATGGTAATTTGGCAAACGCAGTTTCTAATGCAACTGTTCTTTCAAACATTTCTGGCACAGGTTTGTATCAAGACCTTGCGTTGACAGCAAATACGTCAACCAAAATCTATACAACACCTCTGTTTGTGTGTGTGAATACAGCGGCAGCAGCAAACAACACTGTTGATATTACTGTGTACGGTGACGTTGTAACACTATGACAGAACTCGTTTATGTAACCAACCATACCGACAAAGACCTGTACGCTGAGTACAACTATGTCGGTTATGACTTTCCTGTTGGCAAGACAGTTGAGTTGACTGTCCCCGCCGCTAGGCACATGCTTGGTTATGGAGATGAGGACAAGGAGAAGTATCTTGTCCAATTGGGCTTGATACGACTTCACAGCGAACTTGAAGAAGCAACGGAGAAATTCAGGAATATTCAAATTTCTGAAGAACCTCCAAAAAAGAACAGCTCGTTACCCTCGGCTGTTGGCGTAGTACCCTTACGGCTTGAGAAGGCCGTGGGGGGAAAGTCCAATCAGAGGGTTGCATAACATGAAGGTAACATGGCAACTCTCTCTTCCTACATCACGGAAGTACAGCGGTTATTGCATGATGCAAACTCTGTTTTCTGGACAACCTCGGAGCTAACGGACTACATCAACGATGCCCGTGAGCGAGTAGCGAGAGATACTGGGTGTTTACGCACCCTTCAAATTACCGCCACCCCAATTTCAAGTACAGGTGTTCCCGCAACCGTATGGACTGCGGGTGCTACTGTGACTGCTGGTCAGTTTATATTCAACAACATCTTCATTTACGAAGTAACTGTCAGTGGTGTACTTAGCACAACACCTCCACCTTACCCTGCTTCTGGCTACACTTTCCCGCCTTCTGCACCCTTTACAGATGGCACTGCTACTTTGCAGTATTCTGGCCCTGCGGAAATCATCCCCTATGCCACTATTGCCACAGGCACGACACTAGACATTCTGAACGTCAATGTTTACTGGGGTAACAGCCGCATTCCTTTGCGGTACTTACCCTGGTCAAACTTCAACGCACAGCTACGCTACTGGCAAAACTATGTAGGTAGACCCGTGTGTTTCTCTGTTTACGGACAAAACACCATTTATGTCGGCCCTGTACCTGACCAAGCCTATGTGGTGGAGATAGACAGCACTATCTTGCCTACGGCATTGAGCTTGAACACGCCCAATGTTGCTGACCAGATACAAGACCCCTACACCACTCCTGTAGCTTTCTATGCGGCTTACAAAGCCAAGTACAAGGAACAGAGCTACGGAGAGGCTGAGATATACAAACAAGAATATGCCAAGCAGGTTCAAGCAGTGCTGAACTCTGTGTATACCCGCAGAATCCCTGACCCCTATAGCACGTTCTAATCATGGCAGCAGCAGAACAAAAGAAATCTTATGCTGTCTATAAGAATTTCAAAGGCTTGAACACCAAGTCCAATAGAACAGCTATTGATGATGAAGAGTTTGCTTGGATAGAAAATGCCATGCCTATCGGGTTTGGCAACATCAAGATTGTTCCCGCTCAAGTAACTGTAAAAGATGGCGGTAATAACGCTATCTCGTTTGGAAACACGGTAACAACGCTTGTCAATACAAATTTAGAGTTGTCTGACTATTTGTTAGCTTTCCAACAAGACGGCAGAGCACAGTACGTCATCATAGACACAGGGACTGTAGGCAATGTTGGAGTGACAGGTACATTTTCTTCTGCAAATATATCTATCGCACAGTGGAAAAATGAAGAGGTATATATAGGTGACCCCAACAAAGGACTCTTTTCTTGGGATGGCACAAACCTACTTAATGTTGGTGGTGTAGGTCAGGTAGGGATTACAAACAGGGGTTCAGGTTACACATCTGCGCCAGCAGTTACCATCTCTGCTCCTAACCAAGCAAATGGCACACAGGCTACAGCAGAGGCAACAATCACTGCAAATGCCGTGTCATCCATCGCTATTACTGAAGGCGGTAGCGGGTATACCGCTGCACCTACCGTAACAATCACAGGTGGTGGCGGTAGCGGTGCTACTGCTATTGCTGAAATCCTTACCTTTACAAAAGGTGCGCTGTTTGTTCAAGTTACAAACGGTGGTTCTGGTTATGACCCTGCTTCTCCTCCCGCTGTAACTATCACAGGTGGTGGTGGTGGTAATGCCACAGCTACTTCTATCGTATTTGGCAATGCGGTAACACAAGTCATCATGTCAAATGTGGGTGACAACTTCACAAGTGTGCCTACAGTCACTATAGCTGCTCCCCCTACCCCTTCAGGTAACGCAAATGCCACTGTAATAGGTGTGCCTAACCTAGAAGAGATAGCAAGCGTTTCTACCTTTTCTGGTCGGGTGTGGGTGGCTACAGGTCGTACAGTTACCTTCTCCTCTGCAACCAGTCCTACTGACTTCACTTCTCTTTCTGCGGGGTCAGAGACAATTACAGACTCTACCTTGCGTGGCAACATACAAAACATGGTGTCTGCCAACAACTTTCTGTACATTTTTGGTGAAGACAGCATTAACGTGTTCTCAGATGTGCGGATTACAAACACGGGCGACACGCTGTTTACGAACACAAACGTGTCTGCGTCTGTAGGCAGTAAGCTCAAATACGCTGTTTACCCTTACTTTCGCTCTGTGTTGTTTATGAATAACTACGGGGTGTATGCCCTAGTTGGCTCAACAACAAGCAAGATTTCTGACCAACTGGATGGCATCTTTCCCTATATTGACTTCACCAAGCCTGTCACTGCTGGTCAGGTCTTGCTAAACAACATCCTGTGTGCCGCATTTAACTTCTACCTGAACTCCAGTTTTCCTACCACCACGGGAGACAGGTTTGTACAGTGCGTGTTTTTTGAGAAGAAATGGTTTGTTACCAGCCAAGGTGCGTTGCGGTATGTGTCATCTGCCCCTGTAGGTGGTTTGATTAACTTGTATGGGGTGACAGATACGGCTCTTTTCAAGCTGTACGGGGATGCAACTGCAAATATCTCTTCTGAGATACAGACATCTTTGTCCCCTATGAAAGACCCCATTCGCACCAAACAAGCATTAAAATTTGGTATAGAAGCAACGCTGACTACTGGTGGTTCATTTAACGTAACTGTTGACAGTGAGAGTGGTTCTAGTCCAGTCTATGTGTTGAATAACACAGTGACTTGGTTCAACAATCAAGGTGTCACGCTTACTTGGGTGAACAATTCTTCTACAACAATCGGGTGGTTGACAAGTTCAGGGTACGCCTTGTACAAATCAGACGCACAGCAGTACGGTAAGTATTTGGGGTTGACAATCACTAGCACAGACCCTGCGCTAACTGTCAACACAATTGAGTTTGAACATGAATTAAGAGTGAGGTTCTAACATGGCTGTTCCTAATATTTTCGGTTCTGCAACTTCTGCAATTCCGTTATCGCAACTAGACCAGAATTTTGCTACTGCGATTACGCTTGGCAACACTGCTGTCTATCTTGGTAACACCACTACCAGTCTGGGTAATGTGACGCTTACCAACGTCACTATCAGCAGTGGCAATGTGAGTGTATCTACTGCTACTGTTGGTGCGGGTAGCAATACTGCGCCTTCCATCACAACTACTGGCGACACCAACACAGGTATCTTCTTCCCTGCCGCTGACACCATTGCTTTTGCTGAAGGCGGTGCGGAGGCTATGCGTATCGACTCCAGCGGTAATGTGGGGATTGGTGTTACACCGTCTGTTGCCAGCGTAAAACTTACTACTGTTGGTGGCCCCGTTCAACTAAGCCCTGGGACTACATCTCAGGAAGGTATTCGTTTAACACGGGCATCTGGAATATGCCAGATTAACGGAATCAATAACGACAACAACGCATACAACGCTCTTACTTTTGCTACTGGCGCAAGCGAGGCTATGCGTATCGACACCAGCGGTAACTTGCTGGTGGGGACTACTGCAAATGCAATTACCGCATACTCCGCATCAAAATCTTTAGTTCAAAGTGCTGATTATTCTGGCTCAGTGGCGCAACTTATAAATTCGACAAGCACCACTGGAACTCAATACTTTCTTGCTTTTGGGCGAGGCGCTTCTGTTTGTGGACAGATTACTTCTGGGTCAACAAACTCCACAAGTTTTACAACATCTTCCGACTATCGCTTAAAGAAAGATGTACAGCCAATAACAGGTGCTTTGGCAAAAGTTCAAACCTTAAAGCCATGTACATATAAATGGGTTGAAGACAATACGATAAGCGAAGGATTTATTGCTCACGAATTGGCTGAAACTTTTCCGCAAGCTGTTGTCGGAGAAAAAGATGCTGTGAATGCTGAAGGCAACCCCGTCTATCAAGGTGTTGACACCAGCTTCTTGGTTGCCACATTGACAGCCGCTATTCAAGAGCTTAAGGCATTGACAGACACACAAGCCAGCACCATCACAGCCCTGACAGCACGAATCGAAGCACTGGAGAACAAATGAACATCACATACACAATCGCACAACTTGACCGCCAAACCTCTGATGGCTTAGTCACCACTGCTCACTGGCGTGTAGACGCTGTTGATGGTGAGCATTCTGCTGGCTCTTACGGCACAGTGGGCTTTGAGCGTGGAGCCACATTCACGGCATACGATTCTTTGACCGAGGCGCAAGTCATTGCTTGGGTTAAAGACAAGCTAGATGTTGCTGAGATTGAGGCAAGTCTGCAAGCGCAGATTAACGCACAGAAGAATCCAAAGACAGCAACAGGAGTGCCGTGGTAATGGGAATTCAAGCCTTTACAAGGACAGGTAACACTGTCACCTTCCTAGCGGCTACAACAGCACCTACTGCTGTACAAGCCGTATCTTCTACGCTAGGTGGTAACCAGTACCGCATCATCAATGCAGGTTCGGTTACTGTCTTTCTAGGTTACGGTACTGATGGTGCTAGTGCAAACAGTAATGCTGCAATCATTACCACTACAGGAACGTCTATACCTCTTTTGCCAGGTACAGATGAAATTCTCTCTTTCGTACCCAACGCTTACTTCACAGGCATTACCGCTAGTAGCAACGCTACTATCTACGTGACACCTGGCGATGGTTCATGAGGTAAACCATGTTAAAAACAGTCAGTTCAGTTATCAATGCTATAGGCGCACTTAACTACAAAGGTACTTGGAATGCAAGTACAAATAATCCTGCGCTTACATCAGGCGTTGGGACTAAGGGTGACTACTATGTTGTGTCTGTAGCTGGCTCTACAAACCTAGATGGAACTACCTTGTGGGGTGTTGGGGACTGGGCAGTATTTAATGGAAGTATTTGGGAAAAGGTTGACGGTGGTGATTCTGGTAACTTTGTCAACATTTCTGTATCTTCCCTTACAGGGTACATGTATGCTAACGGCACATCAAATGTCACAGCGTCTACAACCATACCTAACAGCGGTCTAGCTAACAGCACCATCACGCTTGGCAACACTACCTTAACATTAGGTGGAACTACCAGCAACGTAGGTAACCTGACTGTAGCTAATGTCACGATTCTTGGCGGTACTACCAATACTTCTGTGTTTAATTTCACAAGTAATACAACAGCTACAGCAACGTATGGCGATGCAAGTCTGCCTTTGCAACCTGCTGGATTCATGCAAGTTAATCTCAACGGGACAGTAGTAAAAGTCCCCTACTACGCTGTCTGACATGGACAACCAACAAATCTTCAACATCGTAGTCAGCATTGCTGGCTTTCTTGCTGTTTATGTTTTCAACAACACGACAAGACAGATACAGAAACTGGAGGACAAGATAAATGAATTACCTAAAGAATATGTGGCAAAAGATGATTACCGCTCTGACATCTCTGAAATCAAAGATATTCTCAAGCAAATCTTCAACAAGCTAGACGCTAAAGCAGACAAACCATGAACATGGAAACTCTCTCATACGTCAAGTTCGGTGACAAAGACGGACTGGGAGAGTTTTTGTTTGAGAACGGAATGCAGCACCAGTTGTTCTACGACATCCTTGGCGACAACGGTATTGCTGTTCAGAAGTATCCGTTGTCAGAAGCTGACTACGAAAACCTAGATGACTGGTTGTTTGTGCATAACCAAGAGCATCAGAGGTTGGCTAGTATTTTGGGATTGGACAATCCTTTTCAGTTGTTGGACAGTGATTGGAATGTGGAAGAGGATTTTTATGATTGGTTAGGTGTACACCTCACCATTCATCAACAGATAGCAACAGCTTTAGGAGTGTGACATGGCAGATGTGATGCAAACAATGAGGAAGCAGACTGTTGCTGAAGACATACCTATGCTTGATATTCTGAGGAATGAAGCAAAACAAAGAGGTGTTAACTTCAACAATTTGCATGGGATGCTCAAGAGTGACATCAAGAGTGGCAAGACAAGAATCATGCGTTCTGGCAACACTTTGTTGATATATGACATCTTGCAACCAAGCGTAGCTGAATTGCATATTGCCACTATGGATTCTCCAGAAAAACTTGTTGTTGCTGTCAAAGATTTGTATGAAGCCATGAAAAAGTCAGGGTATAAAACACTTGTTGCTGTAACTGACAATTCACAAATTGCACGGGTTTTGAATGTGGCAAAAATTCCTGTTTCTGTCCAACAAATACCAGGCAAAGAAGGTAAGGCCGAGTATCAACTAACCATACAGGTGCAATAATGGGTGAAAAAATTAACCAAGCAGCTAATTGGGTTGGCGGTGAAATCAGTCAAGCCGCAAATTTTGTTGGTGAAACAGTAGAGGCTATTGTTAATGACCCCCTACCATTTATTGCAACCGTTGCCCTGACATCAGTAGGTGTGCCTCCTTATCTTGCTTCTGCTGCCGTTACCGCAGCCAGAGGTGGAAGTATGGAAGACATTGCTATTGCAGCAGGGTCAGCCTATGTTGGAGGTAAAGTTGGCGCAGAAGCAGGTGCTGCTGCTTCAAGTGCGGGTGCATCTGCTTCATATGTAAACATTGCCACCGCTGCCGCTGGCGCATCTACTGCTACTGTAGCTGCCAACCTTGCTTATGGAAAGTCTTTTGAAGAGTCTATGCAAGCAGGTTTGACTGCTGGTGCTTTGTCTGGCGCAACCCAAGGCGTGATAGAGGTTGGACAATATGCGCTTGCACCCCCCGAAACAGGTCAAGGTATCAAAGCTGTACCAGGCAAATCATCTCAATTATCAAAAGACTCAGGTTTTGGAGAACCTGGAATAACAGAACCATCTTTGCTAGGTGACCAAACCAAAGTCAGTGGTACTGGATTGACAGACAAAGTGCCTACAGGTGGTGGTCAAGGTTTGGTGGTAGACCCCGCTACTGTTTTGTACACCTCTCAATTTACACCAAGCACTGGCAGTAGAGTCAGAGGAACAGAAGAAGGTGGTTTGCAACCAGCATATACATCTGCCGCTGACTCTTCTGGAATAGCTCCATCTACGCCATACCAAGAACCAAGAACAGTCACAGATATTATTGAAAAGCCAATTTCACCAACAACAGAAGCTATTGCCAAACCAATTATTTCTGGTGCGTTGTCAGAGTTGTTTGGGCTTGGCCCTAGAGTCCCAGGCGCACCGTCTGCTGGTGGAGCGTCTACAGTTGCTCAAACTGCCACGACAGGCACTACCGTAGGCTTGACAGGAGCGGGTGGAGCGGGTGAAATTGAAAGTAAAGAGTCTGGCAAGAAGCGTTCAACCGTGTGGAATGAGGAGTCTTTACGACTCAAAGATGCACTAGGAGTGTGATATGGCAACATTAAGAAAGATGACCCGTGTAGGTGCAGATGTGCGCCAGATTGCTCGTTTGCTACAAGCAAAAGCACCTGAAAACCATTTGCTTGCCTACATCACCCCTGAAGAAGCAGAGTTGCTCAAGTCCAGAGGTGGTAGCGGTATGCCTGACCCACAGACAGGTATTCCTACCTACTATGTTCCTGACCCTGAATATGTTGACCCAGATGCTTTTGAATACATGCAACAGCCTTTTGGTAGCAATATTACAGACGTGCCAGATATTGCAACATCGGGAGCGACTACTGCTTCTAGCCCAACGACTATTGATTTATTGCCTCAGGCTGACTTTTCTGAAGGTGGAAGTCAACAACAAACTTCATATTACACAGGTGGTTCACCTAGTGCGTATGGACAGCCTAGTGCTTTTTCTTCTTTTCAGCAAGAAACACAACCCTCATATTACATGGGTGGAACACCTGCGGCATACGCTCAATACCCAGCAGACTTAGGTGCAGTTCCTGTTGATATTAGAGATGAACTTGCCAAACCTATGGACACCACTCCAAGCAGAACTATTGGAGAAAGATATTCTGACCTAGCAAAGAGCTTAGGTGTTAAAGAAGACACCTTGTCTCGTATAGGTTTGGCTGGTTTGCAAGTTGGTTTAGGTGCTAGACAAGCTAGATTAGCAAGAGAAGAGGCTAGAAAAGCAAAAGAAGAACAACAAAGACTTGCCGCTCCTTACCAAGCAAAAGGTGCAGAATTACAGCGTCAAGCACAGGCTGGAGAGCTTACCCCTGCGGGAAGGCAACAATTGCAAACAGTGCAAGCACAAGCGGCACAAGCGGCTTCTTCCCGTGGCGGTGTAGGCGCACAGCAAACTGCGGCAAGGGTAGAAGCTATTCGCAACCAATTACTGCAACAACAGTATGACTACGGATTGAAGCTGTCAGGTATTGGTGACCAAATACTCTTGGGTTCTATCAGGACAGGTTTGGAAGCTGACAGGTATGTCAATCAGTTATCTAACACTTACTTCACAAACGTTGCAAGAACACTTGCAGGTTCACCCACAGTTATCCAATATGGAGTGCCAGCATAATGGTTGATTCTGCACTTAAAGACATAACAAAACTTTCGGTCATGCCAGCCTTGCCAAAAACAAGAGCGGTGATGCAACCTAAACCTACGCCAGAAGGAATGATTGGCCCGTCTGAACTTGGCCCTGCGTTAAGTGAATTAAGTGAGGCTGAAAGGCAAGCATCAATGAGAGTTGGTGAGGGTGACATTGCTATAGAAGAAGCAAAAAGACAGGAAAAAGGACGAGAAGCAGAATTAAGAAGCGAGCTTGTTGGTCGTATGGCAACAGAAGCAAGAGAGTTGCCAGAACGTAAAGCATTGACTCAAGCAAGGACTGAGTTTGGCAATATGGCTTTTGTGCCTACGAAAGAGACTACGCAAGATTTGGCGGGAATCTTCTCTCTTATGAGCATTGTTGGTATGGTTGTTGGCAAAGGTAATGCACAGCTTGCCATGTCTTCTATGAATGGCATGTTGGAAGGCTATCAAAAAGGCAGAGCAGACCTTTACAAAAAAGAACTGACACAGTTTGATAAGAACTTCAAAGCCATGCAAAGCAAGGTACTGACTCTTGAGAAAGAGCTTTCCGAAGCGATGGAGTTGAAGAAACTTGACAGGGAGAAAGGTGACCTTGCAATTACTATGGCTCTAGCAAAAGGAGAGTCTCAATTGCTTGGTGCTATGCGTAACAGGTTAGGTGATGTTGCTGTTTTGAATGCCGTTAAGGATACTAAAAACACGTTAAATACTCTTGTCAGCCTAAACAATGACTTACAAGATAAGGCTAATGCTAGAGCAGATGCCGCAGAACGTGAAAGACGAGCAGATATAAGAGCAAAACTTGCTAGAGACCAAGCATTAGCACTAGCAGCCGCAAAAGGTCAACAAGGTGGAAAAGCACCAGCAAAAGAAATTGTTAATCAAAATCAACTTAGAAACACATTAATTCCAAAATTGCAAGAAGTTATTCCTATCATGGATAGGTTACATAAAGAAGGTAAATGGAACACATTGACCGCATTGCTTGCGATAGACCCAAGAGCGGCAGAACTTGAATTTAAAAATGACGAAGAGGCATTAAAAGCTATTCGCACATTTGCTTATTTCCGCTCGAAAGAATTTGAAACCGCTGGCAAGGCACTTACAAGGAAAGAAGATGCCATTCTTGCACCCATCTATAGAAGTGATTTCAGAGTTTATCAAGGTGCACGTGGAGCAATACTTGATGGTTTAAAAACCATGCAACAAGAACAAGCTGGTTTAGAAGGTATGTATCCGTACATCAAACAATACAACCAAATTTTACGAGGTGAAACCCCACAAGAAATAGACATAAACAAAGAACGTGAACTTGCATATGAAGCAATACAACAAGGTGCAGATATAAATACTGTCAAAAAAATGTTTAAGCAAGAAACAGGTGAAAGTCTTGTTTACGGAGAAGATTAAAATATGGAAAACAAATATAAAACTTCGCCTCCATCAACTGGTAGTACAGCTTCATCTAATAAGTATCTTAGTGCGCCAACACAAACACCAGTGCCCTCACCTGTTGATTTGACAGAAAAACCTGTAAAACCACCAAAAGAAGAAAAGTCTTTTTTGGGTCAAGCTGCTGATGTAGCTAAATCAGGAGGTATTGGCACAACATTAGGTTATTTCAGTCCTGAAATAATGACTGGGTTAGGATTAATACCATCACCTGCATCACCATTTTTATTGGCGGGTGGGCAAATACTACGTGGAGGCAGAGCGGCTGCTGCTTTGACTGGGGGTTTGTCTGCTGTTGGTGGTAGTGTTGCAGGTAAAGTCGTTCCTGAACCAGAAAAAGTAGCAATAGACATTCCAGGAATACAAGTAACTAGAAAACAACTTGCAGAAGTTGGAGGAGAAATTGCTGGCCCAGGTGCATTAAAAGCTACAGAACTTGTAGCCCGTGGAACTCCAGTTGTCGGTAGTGCCATACGAGCATTAGAAAGATATGCGGGTGCTGGTAAAGATGGATATGCTGATGCTGCTGCAAGAGAATTGGCATTGATTGCCAAGCCAGGTTTACGAGATAGGTTTTTTGGCTCTGATGTACCTGTAACTGAGATACAACCTTATCGTCAAATTTATAATGCTTTGGCTGGGTTGGACAATGCAAAACGTAGAGAAGGTGAAGCGTTGTTAGAAGGTGCAAAAGGAAGAGCGCAAAGAATTACTGCACACTACAACGAACAAGCACGTAGAGTGCAAAGATTCAATATTGAAGAAGCTCAAAGGCTCAAGCAAGAAGGTCAAAAGATGGCAGAAGGTGCTATCCAAGATGCTATAAGTCAAGTAGAAAAGAAATTTGGCATAGTACGAAGAGCAGAAGCTGCGGGGCAAAAAGCGGCAGTAGCATCTGAACAATCCGTTTCTGCCATAGGAAATACCAAACGTTCACGTACAGATATAGGTTTGTCACTACAACAAAAAGTAAAAAATACAGATGACTTGCAAGTTAAAGCAATGCAAGACGCATTTGATAATGACAAATCAGCAAGAGATGCTTTAGTTGCAAGGCAAGAAGAAGCAGGTATTTTTCCAGAAAACACCACCAAGTTTAAAGAAACTCTTGCTTTCTTAAATGACAAACTTGTAAAAGGCAGACAACCTGCTGAAAGAGTAAAAGTAGATGTTACTGAGCAAGGTGTTAGAAACGCTTATGAACGTGTAAGAGAAGCCATGCTTAATAAGCGTGTGATGATGGAAGGCTCAGAAACAGAGGTAGCACAACAAGTAGCAGACATACAAAAGGCTGGTGGTCAAGTTCAAAAAGGAACAAACCCCGCAACTGGAGAACCAGCTTTTTACCGTGTTTACAAAACATCTTTCGAGGCCTTAGACCCTGTTAGAAGAAAGCTAGGTGAGGCATTTGATGGCAAGGCTGTAGAGGGCTTTGAAGGTCTTCTTAAAGAACAGGCAAAAGATTTGTATGGGCGCATACGTTCAATACAAGTTGAGTATGCTGGTGGCGTAGATGGCCCACAAGACTTACTGCTTAAAAATTACTCTGAGGGCAAAGACCTCTTGAATGCTTTACGCATTCCTGCGGGAAGAAAGATTATTGGCACAGACAGATTAAATCCAGAGTATTTGACGCAAGACCCAGCAGACATACCTTCAACATTTTTTAGAAGTAAAAAAACTGTACAAGATTTGTTGCAAATAACGAAAGACCCAGCATTGGTTGAAGGTGCTGCTTCAGATTATTTGGCCCGAACTTTGGTAGGAAAAGACAGCAAGGCCATAACCAACTATCTCAAAGACAATAAAGAATGGATAGACCTTTTCCCCAATTTGTCTAGAAGAGTAAACAGTGCCATGTCTGCAATTTCTAGAGCAGAAAGCGTAGTGCCAAAAACAACAAAACTTGCTACATCTTTGAGAACAGATATTAAGAATTTGCCTATACAGGCCGAACAAAAAGCAACTGAGATTAAAACATCTGCTGCAGCAGAAGCGGAAAGAAGATTGAAAGCAAGTATTGCAAAAGGTGAAAAGCTACGTGAGCAAGGTCAAAAATTAGCTGAGACTACAACAGGTCAAAATAAAGTAAAAGATATTCTTGGCTCTGGTGACCCAACTGTAGAGATTGAAAAGCTAATTACATCTGGAGAAACACAAAAGTTGCGAGAGGTTGCTCCTTTCATAAAATCTAATCCAGAACTTTCCAAGAGCTTTAACAGAGCACTAGACATAACCATTTCTCGAATGAACCCCAAAAATGTTGGCGATGATTTTGAGCGAATACTTAAACCAGCCTTGCTAAATACTGGGTTGATAACGCCTAAAAAAGCAACAGAATTGACTCAAAGAATCAGAACTGTACAAATGACGCTAGAGCCAAGTGCCGCTGCCGAAGCAATTCGCTACATCATCAGAACAGGAATTTCTGGTGAAGCTGGAACACAATTAACAGAATAGGAGTAGTCATGCCACTCAAACAAGGTAGTAGTCAGAAAACCATTTCTGCCAACATTCGCAGAGAAATGAAGGCGGGTAAACCGCAAAAGCAAGCAATTGCTATTGCACTCACAACGGCACGAAAAGTCAAAAGAAAGGCAAGAAAATGATGAACAAAGAATACGGCAAACAATCTATGGGTAAGGCCACACAAGCTGATATTGACCGCATGGCTCGTCAAGGTGGTGAGAATGAGGTTCGTGCTTCTGAGGACTACAACCGTCTGATGATGAAGCAACAAGCCAAGCCAATGACCCGCACTGCTCCACGCAAGATGAAGCGATGAGTAGGAAAAAGGCTGAGAAGGGTATCAACCCTGCGCTAGAGAAAGCTATCAACGAGTTGATGGCTGTAGTAATGATTGACCCTACTGCGTCCATAACCGACAAGATGAAGGTTATAGACCGTGCCCTGAAGTTAGAAGCCTTGAAGATGAAGGATGCTGATGAAGGATACGGAGCAGGGTTATTTGGTGACGATGACGAGGAGACATGATAATATGGTTATTCCATTATTAGAGAAGGAAAATCATGGAGCCAACCGCAATCATTCGCCTAGCGTTAAAGGTCATCTCAGACCGCTTAATTACCATTCTTGCTCTGCTCACCTCTTTTGGTCTGGGTTGTTGGGTAATGTGGGAGCCAAAGTGGGAGAGGGTGACAACTCTTGCAATTTATGTAATATTCAGCTATCTGCTGGTGAGGATAAAGGAGAAAAAACATGGACATGATTCCGAAGGTCAAGACAACTAAGTTACAGGCTCAAGTAGGCACTGGTATCACACAGAACAAGCTGTGTATGCCTGGTGAATTCACGCCTGGCAAACTCCCCGCAGGTGGCTTCCAAGCCGTGTGGAACTTCAAAAACAACCAACCTAACGATTACTTCACTCGCAAGGAATCGCCTACTTCTGGTGGTGGTGGAAAGGTCTACTGATGGCTAATAACATTGCTTTTCAGGCGATGGGCAACTGTGTAATTGCCACTGCCACTACTGCCAATGTGCAAGGTAATGTGGCATCAATTTCTTCTGTTAGCCCTTCCAATCAGTATTTGGTATTTAACATTGACAAAAATGACCCTGTGTTTGTGGCTTATGGTGAAACAGCAAACATAACCGCAACAATTCCCACAGAGGGAAACAGTGCGTCAGTCGTTGCAATTGCTCCCTACACGGAAAAAGTGTTTACTGGCCCACAGTGCAGTAGCACCAAAACTGTTTATGTGCGAATCATTGCTCCACATGCAAATGCCAAAATCTACATCATGCCTGGAGAGGGCTTGTAAATGGCTCTAGACCCTGTATCCCTACTGTTAGAGGTGGGTAACAAGGTCATAGATAGGGTATGGCCTGACCCCTCTCAAGCTGCCCAAGCCAAGTTGGAATTGATAAAACTTCAACAGTCTGGCGAGTTGGCAGTCATTACAGGACAGATGGAAATAAACAAAGCTGAAGCTGCCAACCCCTCAGTGTTTGTAGCTGGCTGGAGGCCGTTTATTGGTTGGGTCTGTGGAACGGCTTGTGCGTGGAATTGGATTGGTTTGCCAATGGCAAAAGCACTGGCGGTATACCATCAAGTATCTTTTGCGTTAAACCCCGCTGACTTGTCTGAGATGATGCCTGTGCTTATAGGCTTGCTTGGTCTGGGTGGTTTGCGTACTGTTGAGAAGATTCAAGGTGTTGCCAGAAAATGAATTTCACACCTCATTTCACCTTTGAGGAACTGACCCGCACTTCTCACAGGGAGTTTGACAATACCCCAAACACTGTTCAAATCAATAACTTACAAAGACTTGCAGAGTTTTTGGAAAAGGTCAGAGCGTTGCTTGGAAAGCCCATCATCATTGATAGTGGGTTTAGGTCACCAGAGGTTAACGCTGCGGTGGGAAGCACCTCTGTGAGTCAGCATTTGCGTGGGTGTGCCGCCGATTTTCGAGTTATGGGTATGAGTCCCGCAGATGCGGTAAAAGCCATCTACAAATCTGACATTGCTTATGACCAACTTATATTGGAATTAAGCTGGATACATATCAGCATACCCAACACAGAAGATGTTGAAGCTCGTAAAATGGCTCTTATCATTGACAAGAAGGGCACAAGATACTATGCCTAGAAAGAAGTTTCCTAACTTATCTGTTGGCAGAGGAGAGAAGCTCTCTGTGAAGAAGGGTGCGGGACTGACAGCCAAGGGTCGGGCAAAGGCAAACAGAGCCACAGGTAGTAACCTCAAGGCTCCAACCAAAGATACATCTAATCCTCGCCATAAATCTTTTTGTAGTAGGTCAAAAAGCTGGTCTGGGGAAAGAGGTCTAGCCGCTAGGAAACGTTGGGGTTGTCGTTGATTTTCTTCGGTTTCTCATATTGACAAGATGAGTTACCCAACGGCAGTTGTCTGGTTGATACCCTTCGTAATTGTCAATTCTGTCAAGCTCAAGCTCATCAGAATATCCATTTGATAATGCCCAAACAAAAAATGCTTCTCTGTTATGCCATTCTTTGCAAACCCGTATTCCTCTGTCTTCATAATACATAGCCCATTTGTGACGAGTTCCCATGTGACCACATCTTTCCATCATGGTCTTATGAATTCGATACAAACGAGTGTTGTGCATTCCATGTTTCCGTGATGCGTTGCCAGAAGCCTCTGGGTTCATCTTGTTATAATTTTTTAAAACATCACCACTTAACTTGCTTTGACAAGAACGGCATTTGTTTTGAAGCTGGTCAGACCTGACAAGTTCAACATTGCCGCATGAGTGACAAATTCTTTGAAAGCGTTTACGATTGTTCATGGGTTTATTTTCACTAACCAAGAATTGGTTGTCAAGGAGTTTGTATGGCATACACACCAAAAGCCAAGCGTGGCTTGTACTTCAACATTAACCAACGCAGAGCAGCAGGGTTGCCGCCCAAGCGTCCAGGCATGGCGGGTTACCCCACCAAGGCAGCATTTATCAAAAGCGCACGTACCGCTAAACGCTAACCTTCTCTAGCTCTGCTATCAAGTGAGGGCCGTGGTAGCGCATGTTGTTGATGTGAAACTTGCCCTTAAAACCATACATTTTTGCCCAAGTCTTCTCGTCATCAAAATACTCTGCAAAGGTCAGAGGGGTGATGATGTTGACATGGGTAGGGTCTTGGAATGCTGGCGCATGTGGAAACGATGGTGTTGAGGACAAGAACTTGCCACCCACCTTCATCACCCTGTAAACCTCTGACATCAGTTCCACAAACGGGTATCTGCGTTGTGGGACATACAAGAGGCGTGGGATGTGTTCTAGAAAGTCATAGGCAGTTACAAAGTCAAAATAGTCATCAGGATGAGGGATAGGCTCAATAGCCAGGTCAGCGTCCTGAATATCAAGTCCTATCACCTGATTGGCTTGGTAAGGGTTGCGGATGGTTTCTCCGCACCCAAGGTCAAGAGAAATGGTCATGGAGCGGGTAACAGACCACCTTCAAACAAGTAGCTACCAAAATGGCCTAGAACCACCCACGGTGCAGCGTAAATCTTGTAGCCATGTCTACGTGCTTCCTGACAGAAATAGTAGTCCTCTGACAGCAGTCTGCCCACACCCTCTTCAATAGCACAGGCAAAGAACTCCACAATCTTGTCTTGCTTGATTTCGCCAGACAGGAAAGTAACGTCATTGATATAACTAGGCATCTTAGTAGCAAGGTCTTCTAAACAACTACGCTTTATAAGCATGAAGCCTGTACCGCCATTCCATATTTCCACAGGCTCATGTGCTGGTACTGTGACTGTGCCCTGATAGTCTTTGAGGTTAACCACCAAGCTACCTGTACGGGTTTTCAGTTGGTCAACAGGCACACCCTCTTTAACTGCTTGCTCGACACCATGCCAGTTGATTTCCTTCTTAGGGTAAATACCACAGATGATGTCTTTGTCAGCCTCAATCATGGGCACAATATCAGCGGGATTCCACTTAATATCTGCGTCAATGAACATCAGGTGGGTAGCTTCCTTCTTGTTGAGAAACCCATGTGCAAGAGCGTTTCTGCCCCGCTGAATGAGGGACTCGTTAAACATGCAGCTAAAGCTCATGTCTATATCGTTTCCCCGCATAACTGTTGTCATGTTGACCAGTGACTGACAGTAGTAGCCTGTGGTCATGCCACCATACATAGGTGTGCATACAAAAATATGAGCTTTAGACATTTATGTAACCCCAAAGTTTATTGTTTCTTATTCCATAAATTGTTGAGCGAGAGATATTGAATTGCATTGGCTCCTTTGTGATTGGTAGTGGTTGTTGACTCATTGTTGGTGACCCCTGTCTGTCTTCATAATTTCCTGTGCGTCTTCAAAGCCAGCAGCGTAGGCAATGTTCCACAGTTGTTGCAAAGACATGTTGACCAAGTTGATGGTGTAGTTCATGCTGTTGTTGGCCTTGTTGAGCGAGTCTTGGCTCATCTGTAATTGTTGTGGTGATGGTTTAGCGTCACTCATGAAATGTCCTCAATTCTTAAAACATATTTGTTGGTCTTTGCTGACTTGCGCCAGCCCCATACTTGAATCTTCCAGCCAGCTTCTCTAACTTTGGGTAAGAGTTCACTAGCCATAATCTTCTTGATTCGTTCTGAGACACCAGAAGCCGTGGCTTGCACAGCCAATGTCTCATCCCTCTTGATTGCAAGGATGTCAATAAAACCAAATAGGTCTTGTCTAATCCTTGCGTGTGGATTCCACTTCTCAACAATAGCCACTGTGTAACCCTGCTCTCGCAAGACTTCCAGTGTTCTAGATGTTGGAGATTCTTTTGCCATCAGTTACTCATAGATTGGTTCATTAGATTTATGCCACGCCCTATGACAAGCATTGCATAACCAACGAACATCAAGAGGTTTTGTGTAGTCATCATGGTGCGCTTCAATCATTTTTTTAGCATTGCATACAGAACATTTGGTAGGTCTTTTGAGTTTTTTATCCCTAATAGCATTGCAAGTTATTACGTGCGCTGCATAAGTCATTGGATGTGTTTTTTTGTATTTCTCCAAACTCTTCTTTTTAGACTCTTTTCCTTGCTCTGTTTGCATGTACTCCTTTCTTGCTTGAACACGATGAGGAAGCATTGCCCTTTGACGGTCATACTCCCTTACTTTTTCAATGTTGTCTTCTCTATGTTTGTTTACTCTTTCTTTGACGCAAGATTTGCACTTGTTAAGGTGTCCATCTCCCATCGCTTCGTGTTTGTAAAACTCAGATAGAGTTTGTTCAACATTGCACTCTCGGCATACTTTCATAGGAATCTCCTAAAAGGGAATTCCTAAAGTATACCATTCTAAAATGGCACATCTTGGTCGTCATTACGAGCGGGTCTGCGGTTGTAGGATGGCACAACCTCTTTGTCTGCTCGTTCTTCCTCTCTCTTCTTCTTGCTCCAGTTATCTTCTTTCAAAGCAAGCAAGCTGTGCCCTCGGCTGGTTGGCTTTTGCCAAGCTGCTATTTTCAACTTCTCACCCGCTTTGTAGTCCATCTCTAGAACAATGAAGCCCTTAAAGTCTGGCCCTTTGGGAGACTTACGCATCTCCTCTTCTTCCCAGTACATCACGCCTGAACCAGGCATTTCTTTGTGTGCATTTCCTGTTGACATTTCTTTCCTTTCAGAGTGTGTACTTTGCGTACTTCTTGCCATTTTGGTTAACCATGTGCGTAAAGATTCTGTGTCCGTCTTTACGAAGACTTTCGATATGTGCTGCAAGCCTGAAACAACCGAATTCATTCAATGCCTCCATCGGTGTCAGGCTTCTCCCGCTTTGCAGACATATCAAGATGTTTGCTCGCTGAGTCCCGAATCGGGAGGTTGTTGGGACTTGTCGGGCTTTGGGGAGACTGTTCCTCCAGACTGGACGATTGAGCCTTTGAGTTTGACTTTATCCATTGTTGAGAAGTTTTCTGTAACAACCTTGTTGCACTCGGCAAGTGCGGTGAGCTTGTCTTCCTTTTGCGCCAGAGAGAACTTTTGACTTTGAATAATTCTGGAAACCATTTCGGCATAGCCATCTATCCATTCCTCAGTGGTTGCGTAGCGTTTGTAGGCTTGGTCGGAGTTGGGTACGAATAGCGCAAACGCACCGTCCTCAATAACTTCAACCTCATCAACTTGTGGTAAGTCCTCCACCCTCTCAACATTACCCATGTGTTTAACTGATGGTGATGAGGGAGGCGTGAAATCTTGTACCTCTTCAGGGGTGTAGACACCCACCACACAGCCTGGGAAGACAGAGCGTATTCCCTCGCTAATGACTCTCGCACGTAGCATCGCTCTTGGGTAGTTCTTCCAATTATCCTTGTTGGCAATACCAATCTCTTTCGCTTGGCGTAGAGTCCAGCTGAGTTCGAGAGTGCCGCCCTGCGGGTGCGAGAATATTCCCGTGACTTTTTCATCTGTGTAATCCTTCCATTGAACAGAACCGCCAGCCTGTTGGAATCTGGCAAGCATGGCATCTGCTTTGAGAGCAGGTCGGTTTTGAATGACATGATAATCACGCAAAGCAATAGCTGGATGTAGGTTTTCTGCTTGGCACAACAGCATGATTGCCATTGCTTCTTGTGGGTTTTTGAACCCAAACATCTTGCTACCAGCAGCTACTTCTGCCATCGCTTGCATGTCGTTAAACGGAACAATATTACTCATTGGGAACTTCCTTTCTTGCTTTCATCATTGCGTCTGCTATTTCGTAGGCTATGGCAGACCAAGTGTCAGCCAACTTGCCTTCAGGATAATTTGATGGTGCTTCTTGAAATGCATCAGGCAAAATGCCTTGCAAAGCCTGACCAGCAAACCAGTCTCGTAAATCCATCCCATCTGACATGGTGGTGTTACCAGTGGTAGGGTGTTTGTGGAGGAAGGGATAGGCTTTCATAAATTGTCAAACTCCAAAGACTTGTTGTATTCTTCTGAAAGCTTTACAAATTCTTCTTTCTTTTCTCTTTGGTAGATATGTAAACCCCATTCAATAGCTTTAGTAATGTCTTCCATACTACTTCCGCAATTCAAGGCCAACGCAACCATGTAAGCAATACGAGCCTTTACGACCCGCTCAAACTT